TAAAATACGAGGAATTTGCGGGAGCTGCCGCTATCGCAACGGCACAGGCGGAGCTCGCTGAAGCCCGTTCCGAATTGTCCGAAATACTCATCGCGGCTCGGGAGGGGCTCGTGAGTCCCCCCTCGCCCGGTGCGCCGTGGAACGCCCAAACGCATTACACTACCGGCGATACCGTGGAGGGCGGGTATGTGGCGCTGAGATACAGCCGTGGCAAAGACCCCGCAGACACGGCCAATATAGGCGTTTACTGGGAGATACCGCAGGTCAGTTATCCGGCGTGGATCGATATTGAGGACGGCACGGTAATAACAGAGGATACCATAGTCACCCATGAAGGCAAGGCCTGGAGGTGTATTTCCCAGCATATCAAGTCCGCGGTATATAAGCCCCATGCGGACAGCACGAAATGGGCCGTATATAACGCATAGAGGGGCTAATCCCCCCTCTATCGCCGCTGTCCGGCTGTTCTGACAGTTGCAATCCTATCCGCACCAACAATGATGTGAACATACTATGTATGATGTTGACATCGGTGGTTTCACCCGAATATAATGTAATTGAGCCCAGGGAATTGCGGGGTTTATTTGGGTATAAGGAGGTGCAAGCATGAATAAAACCGAGGCTGTGGCTAATTACTTTATAGCCATGGGAATGAACGAAGAAGAATCTTTTATGAGCAACCTCCGGCTGAACAAGCTTATGTTTTATGCACAGGCGTGGTGTTTGGCTACATCTGGCAAGCCGCTTTTTGAAGCAGATTTTGAGGCGTGGGACTTTGGCCCCGTGATACCCGCCATATATCAAAAATATAAGAAATATAAAGGTGCGGCGATCACCGAGGTATCTCCCGACTTTTCTCTTTCGGTCTTTGATTCCGAAGAAATAGAATTGCTGTCCGCAGTGATGGCGTCCTACGAAAAATACAGCGCCGTGGGCCTAACGAATTTGAGCCATGAGAAGGGCGAACCGTGGGATATAACAATTCAGAAAGAAGGACGAAACGGCATTATAAGCAAAGCTCTCATAAAAGAGTGCTTTAAAAAAAAGGAACCGATAAGAATCGTGAAGCCTGCTGACATTCTGCAAACCGTTGGGTATCACGATAAAGACGGCACCCTGATACTTCCCGCGGACTGGAAAGAGAGAGATCGGCCGACGAATGCCTAAATATGAGAAGTGGGATATATATTGGGCAATTGTCGCATATGATGACGAACCCGGCAAGAAGAAACTGAGGCCGGTTATCATAGGATATGATGGTGCCGCTTACATAATGTCGTTTTATGTAACAAGCCAATCTCCAAAGCCGGGATATGACTGCTATCCCATAAAAAACTGGGCAAAAGCTGGATTGCAAAAGCAGTCTGTAGTAAGACTGGATAAGATGCTCAGGTTACAACCTGACGATGTTCAGGACTTTATAGGACACTTGTCAGATATCGACATAATGCTGATAGAACTGGAACTTGCAAGAATAGCCAATCGCAGTCAGTG